TCAGAGCGACGCTGAGCCTGCTGCTGTCGCTGCTGCTCTTCTTCCTTGACGGCAGCACCGCCCTTGGCGACCTGCTGCTGCTGGGCAGCGGCTGCTTGGGCGGCAGCCATCTGCGCCTGTCGAGCCTGTGCCTCGGGGATGATGAGCCGGTTCGGCAGCCCCAGACCGCTCACAAGCTCTTCAAACAGTTTGAAGGTGTCGATGTTCGGGGCCTGTGCCAGGAGCGGCACCATGGCCTGCAGGGTCTCCAGAAGCACAGCGGGGTTCTTGCGGATGGGGTTGTAGCTCACCATCTCGAAGTCCATGTCCAACTGGCGAAGCTGCTGCACGCCGATGTAGTTGAACATGTCGCTGCCCGAGAGCCGAATCATCTTGGGCTTCTTCATGTAGCGCTGCATCAGGTAGAACATCTTCGACGCCGCGTCTTCGAGCGCGGTGTTGAGGTGTCCTTCGCGGGTCGCCAGCCGGGTCCGCATCTGCGCGTCGATGATGGCCATCTCGGTCGCAGTCTTGGCTCCAGCCACCTGACCACGCGCTGCCTCTGCCAGAGCGCTCTGGAAGGCTGCGTCGTTCTCCAGCCGCTGGATGAAGGCAATCACAATCTCGGGCACGTTCGGCCGCGGCATCTCGTAGAAGAGCGCACCGAAGTTGCGCATCTCGTCCACGCCCTCTGCGTCCACAGGAACGAACGAACCGACCATGGCCTCCATGGCCTTGTCGAGCGTCGAACTGTCGATCTTCCCGGCATCGTAAAGAATCTTCGGGACGTTGAGGTAGGTGATGCGCTTCCACAGGGTCAGAAGCTGGTTGATGTTGGTCTGCTGGTCGAGGATCAACTGAACCTCAGACAGACCGGTGCAGTCCACGCCGCTGTGGTTGAGCGAGAACATGCTGAAGGGAACGAAGTCGAGCGTCCCCTTGAACAAGATGTGGTCAGCGCCCATGTGGTAGTGGATGACCTGATTGCTCTCCAGGTCGTAGAACTCGTAGACCAGCACGCGCTTGTTGGTCGTGCTGAACTTGGTCATCGAGGTCTTCTGCACGTCGTCGAGCATCCAGGTCGGGTACGCCTCGGGCTCGATGTCGTCGTGGTGCTCGTACCGACCAGACTTGACCTTGGCCTTGTAGGCGGCCGGAGTGAGCGGACACGCCTGAATCCAGTAGCGGATGTCGTCGTTGTCGCGTGCGTTCAGGTCGAAGAAGACCGACGCGGGATTCGGGTTGCTCAGGATGGGGGCGTCTGCCTTTGCGTCCCAAGACACCTTGAAGATGCCGCGCTTGCAGAGCACTGCGTCCATGAGCGCCAGGGCAGACCGGCGTCGCATGTTCACAGTGCGGAACGCCCACTCCATCAACCCGTTGACAGCGCCGGCCATTTCCTGGCTCTCGGGCGTCTGGGGCATCGCAGCGACCTGCGGGTTGGGTCCGAGCAGACTGCTAATCGCCGTGTCGGTCACGGCGTAAATCATGTTCTTCTGGGCGTACATCGAGGACAGTCGCGCATCGAGGATGGCACCGTTCTTCTCGTAGGTCTCCCAGAAATCACCCCGGTAGTAGGACCGAGCACGATCGAAGTCGTTCTTCTCGTAGTCCTTGTAGTAGGTGAGGTGCTGCTGGATGAGGTCTTTCAGCTTCGCCATGTCAGCCCCTCAGCGACTTCAGTGCGCCTGCAAGATTGTGCAGGCGTGCGGCTTGGTCAGCGTGCATCTGTGAGGCCTTCCGCAACTCTCCGACCATCTCGTCCATCTGCTCGACGGCTTCTTCCGCGATGGTCTCGGTGTGCTCCTCTCGCATCATTTCGCCCGGCCCGTCGTACATGACCTCGTCTTCGTCGTCGTAGAACTCGTGGTCGTACTTCATGCCTTCGACGCACTCCATGCACCCACAACCACCGTCATGCGAGTCTGGGTCGCTAACGATTTCGAGAATCATGGCATCGGGGCCAAACTTCTCGTAGACGTGCGCGAGCAGGTCTTTCATGTCGATGAGGTTGTTGGGATGCATGAATCAGTCCTTTTCGACCATTGCGACAGTCTCTTCCTCTTCCAGCACAGGCTGAGGCATCAATGCGTCGCGGCGCTTTCGGAGTGCGGCAGACGGCGTGAACGGCAGTGGCATCGCGGGCCGCTTGGCGTTGATTTCAACGTCTCCGTCCATCGGGTTGCGCAAGACCCTCATGGTGGGCATCACCAGAGGTTCGCGTGCCTTGCTCGTCGCAGCTTCTGCGCGCTTCATGAGCAGGTCCTTCTGCTGGTCGTACTCGTTACGATCTTCCAGAAGGGCACCCATTCCGCGACGCTCAGCCGCAGCACGGAGACTCTTGGCAGGAACAAACAGGTTGTCGTAGTCAGCCATTGGAATCCCCTTAGGCGTTGGAAGGCTTGGTGCCCCGCATGCTGCGGATGAATGCCAGCAGCGCTTGCGCTTTTTCTTCGTTAGCCGCATATTCGCGAAGCTCTGCAAGCAGCTTTTCGTCGTTTGGCTTCATGGCTTCCATCAGCCGCGGGTCCACGGGACGTTCGGCCAGAGGAGGCTGCTCAGCAGTTGTCACCTTTGCGGGTCGCACGGGCTGCGGCTCGGGCTCGGGCGCAACCTCTGCGACCTTGGGCGCAACTTCCGCAGGCTCGGGCACAACCTGTTCAGCCTTGGGTGCGGGGGCGGAGGCGGGGATTGGCGGGCCTCCCTTGGCGACACTGGCAATGCTCCTGTGCGCCGTTGTGCCCGGCACGGCAGTCGCTGTGCGCCGACCGTTGCGGAACACTGCGTAGCTTCCGCTGTCCAGCAGCTTGTACTCGTAGCTCTTGTCAAACGGGTCTTGAATGCGACCGCTTTCGAGCTTCGGGACCGAAGGCATCTTGGCGTCAGCCACACCGCGCATGTCCGCAAACGCCACCTCACCGATGGTCGCGTCAGGACCACCCTGCATCGTGGCGACTTCAATGGAAACGTCTTCGCGCCCCTTGGGGTCCTTCGCGCGGCGAGGAACCAGAGGCATGTCTTTTGTAGGACCGACAGCACTTTGGGTAGAACTGAAGTTCTGCCGCACACCATTGGTGCGTGCGATCGCTTGGTTGCTGAGGCCTTCCATGACATCAGCGTAGGCTTCGAGTTCGGGCCCCATCCCAGGACGCATCTTGGCCATGACAGTCTCCTACTTCTTGGACTTGCGAGCCGCAGCGGCTTTGCGGCGGCCCTTCGCGGCCATCTTGGCCATCTTTGCGGCACCGTACTTCTTGCGGCCGATAGCCGCGGCAACTGCATCAGGGTCCTTGGCCCCTGCTGCCTTTGCCGACTTGGCGACAGCCTTGAAGCGGGAACCCTCACCCAGAGGCTTCTTTGCAGCTTCGGCGACGGCGCGCTTGGCTGCTTGGTAGGCTTTGTTGGGGTTCTTCTTCACGGCTACCTCATCTTCGGCACGGCGAAGGCTGACTCTTGCCGCTTGCGTCGGACCTTACCACGTTCGTTGCTCAGCATCCGGTACGGAATCGCGCCCGGTGCAATCGCCACAACCTCTTCTTCCTCTCCTCGCGAGTTCCTCGCAGCCCTCCTGTCGTTGTACTTCTTGGCCTTGGACAGCAGGTCTGCTGCCATGATGTAGGTTCTCGCCCGGTCAAAGTGGTGCCCTTCGTTGTCGTCGCCCTTCTCGCGACGGCTGAAGTCTCCATCGTACCGAAGCAACTGTTGCAGTCCTGCGCGCGACCGGATGGTCAGGTCGTCTTCGCGCAAGAGGCGCACGAGCGCGAACTCCGCTTGGGCGATGCGCTTGCTGGTGGCGTACCACCCAGGCTGCCGCTTGCTGTAGGTCATCTTCACGTTCAGGTCTTTGAGCGCGGTGATGCAGCCTGCGTGGTTGGATTCCACCACAGCCCTGGCGGTGTTGTACCGCTGGCTGACCAGTTGAATGCGGACGGCAAAGCGGTCGGGTGCCTCTCGACCAGACCAGACGGCGACCTCCCGCAGGTCTGCCTTGTCAAAGACGGTCAGGGCAGCCGGGTCACCCACGCTGCCGAAACCGGTGGGGTCAGCGTAGATTTCGTACTCCCGACCTTCCATCGGGCGCTCGAACTCGCCACAACCGTGGCTGCCTTCCTGCGGGTCTTCCGATGCGTTTTCCAGCAGCCGCCGAAGCACGTCCTCTGGCATCATGGGCCGCTGGCTTCCAATCCAGCCGTCGTAGGCGTCGCTCGGGTACTTTGCGCTGTACAGCCGGGTGTCGCC